AATATGTTTAAGCTCGTAGCAATTCCAAAAGACGACGGCAGTATCTACGTTAATACTTTGGATTCTTACTACGCTCAAGGCAAAAGATACGACGCTACTAAATATATAGATTTCGCAAAGTTTGACGTAGACAGAGGCGAGCTTTTAAAACGTATTGCTTTTGAGTTTGAAGAGCCGAGTACTATTTTAAATATGGAGTTTAAAAAGAGAGCAGCCGACGGGCAAGGCTACGGAGCATCGCTTGTAAATGTATACGAGAGCTTGACGCCTAAGAAATTAATTGACGGCGATACGCTAGAGGTAAAGCTACCGTTTGAGCAAATATACTTTGAGAGATTAGTAGAGCAAGACGACGCAATAGTAGGCACAAATACAAACATACAAACGGGCGTAATACTAGACGATAATTTAAATCAAGTTGTACCTAAGGCTGTTTTACATTACACATCAAAACAAGATATTTCAGCAACTCCGATAAGATTTGTTAACGACTTAGCGGCGGACGTTGTTCTCAATACTAGCCTAGTTATACCAATACATCATTTTGGTCCTATAGCGCCAGTTTATGCAAATCTATTCGAGGCGGAGTTTAGCAACTTTACAGGAGAGAGCTTAGTCAATAATTTATATAGTATACATTACAAGGATTATGTAACAGCAATCTTTGAACTAAAGAGGCGAACGTTTATGTATACCGCAAACTTGCCAATACAGATAGTTACAAGGCTCGAGTTAAACGATGTTATAGCAATCGGAGAAATAGACTACAGGATAAATAAGTACTCTTACAACCTATTAAACGGCTTAACAAAGTTAGAGCTAATAAACGGCTTTGATACTACCCTACAAAATAGAGTATACATTCCGTCTATTATTAATATTGAAAGGTGGGCAACGGATATGGCTTTTAACGTGGAATTTATAGAGAGCTATACGGTTACAAAAATAGCAGACGGTAGCGGTACGTCTTGGATAACTACGGGCGTAGAGGGAACGGCTAACAACCTAGCGACTATATCTGTAGACGAGTGGGCGTCTCCGTCTGGATCTCGCTCTATGATAATACGATACGTAAAGGATTCAATAACAACAGATATAACAATAGTACAAAATGAGTAACCACATTACAGAGGTAATCGACATACTAAGGCGAGGAGAGTTTTACGGCGCAGGGGATTATACCGAAATTGCAAAAGGTAAAAACGAGATGGTCATAACTTGGAGAGGATTAAAACGAAAAGTAAAACGAATTATAAAAGCTAAAAAATAATGAAAGAGGTAAAAGTAAAGTTAACGCTAGACGACGACGACGCAAAGAAAGGCGTAGAGGATTTAACAAAAGAAACTAAAAAGCTAGATAAAGAGGTAGGAGAGGTTAACGAATCTACAAACACTTTAACAGATTCGCTCGATAAAATGACGGGCGGAGCTATTACAGGTTTTAAAGGTATGGTTAAAGGTGTAAAATCTGTTATACTAGGATTTAGAACTTTAAAAGGTGCTATTGCTGCGAGTGGTATAGGCTTGCTTATAATTGCAATCGGAGCAGTTGCCTCTGCCTTTACTAGCACAGAGGAGGGGCAAAATAAGTTTGCTAAATTAATGAGCATGATTGGCGCAGTTACCGCCGTTTTTATTGACAGGCTTGCCTCTCTAGGTACTTTATTAATTGACGTTTTTACAAAGCCTCAAAAAGTTTTTAAAGATTTCCGAGATTCTATAAAGGAATATGTAACCGACCAGATAGCGCTAGTAACCGACGGACTAGGTTTATTAGGTAGTGCTATAAAGAAAGCATTTAGCGGAGATTTTAGCGGAGCGCTTGACGACGCAGGAGCGGGATTAAAAAAATTATACATTGAAACAAATCCTTTATATCAGGCAACGGTAGCACTTGCAGGAGCAACAAAAGACCTAGTTACAGAAATGACAGAGGAGGCTAGGATTGCAGGTATAATAGCAGACCAAAGAGCAGCAGCCGACAAACTAGACAGAGCTTTAATAGTAGACAGAGCAATAGCAAACAGAGAGCGAGCTAAGTTATTAGAGCAAGCAATAGACAAAGAGAAATTTTCTACAGAGGAGCGAATCGAGTTTTTAAAAGAGGCAGGACGTATCGAGGACGAAATAACTCAAAAAGAAATCACAGCCTCAAAGCTAAGACTAGAGGCAAAAATAGCAGAGAACGCTTTAGGCGGAAGTACTAAAGCAGACTTAGAGGAAGAGGCGCAACTAAGAGCAAACTTAATAAACCTAGAGACTGCAAAACTTACAAAAGCTAAAGAGGTAACAAGCCAAATTCAAGCTTTAAATGCAGAGGCAAAAGCTGCGCAAGACGCAATAGACGCAGAGAAAAAAGCAAAGGACGACCAAGCTATACTAGACGAAGAGGCTCGTATAAAAAGAGAGTCCGATAATTACGACGCAAGGCTTGCAGGGATACGAGAGAGAAACGCCAAAGAGCTTGCAGAAAAACAAGCTTTTGAGGAATCTAAAAGAGCAATGGAAGACGCTACTATAAACCATACTAAAGCAGGTATAGGTATATTGTCGTCTCTTGCAGGAGAGAGTAAGGCGCTACAAGCTACGGCTTTAATTGCTGAGAACGCCGTAGGTATTGCCGAGACGGTTATGTCTGCGTCTAAAAGTATATCCGCTAGAACAGCGGCGCATAACGCTATCCCTTTAATGATAGGAGCGTTCCCAAACCCTGCTAAAATAGCAGACGGAATTTCACTACCTATAGATATAGCAAGCACAAAACTATCCGCAGGAATCGGAATAGCTACCTCTGGTATTGCTTTAGCTAAAGGACTCGCAGCTTTAGGTAAAGGAGGCGCAGGCGCAGGAGGAGGCGCTAATTTAGGCGGAGGCGATACCGCAGGAGCAACCGCTCCAGCCTTTAATCTAGTAGAGGGTAGCGAGAGCAACGCAATACAGCAAAGCATACAAGGGCAAGACAACGCCGTTAAGGCATACGTCGTAAGTGGAGAGGTTACAACAGCTCAAAGCGCAGACCGTAACATAGTAGAGGGCAGCGGATTTTAGAAATAGTGAAACAATAAAGGAATTTTTTCGTTAATATAATATAAAACTATGAAGAGATACGAGGGCAAATACAATAAAAAGAGCAAAGGAGTCTTTGCTATAAGTTTGGTTAACGCGCCTGCGACTGGCGAGCATTATATCGCAATGGCTAAACAAGAGAAGATTGTAAAGTTTGCGAAAGTAGACGAAGAGCAGCGTATTTTAATGGGCTTAGTTTTACAGCCCGACCAATTAATCTACAGAGTAGACGAGGACGGTAACGAGTTTGAAATGTTTTTTAGCGCAGAAACAATAAAAGATTTTTCTCAGAACTTTTTTCAGTCTGGATTCCAATTAAACTCTAAGCTAGAACACGACGAGCCTATCGAGGGCGTTACTTTTGTAGAGTCGTGGCTAGTCGAAAATCCCAAAGTAGATAAGTCCGCAGCGTTTGGGTTAGAATATCCTAAAGGCTCGTGGCTCGTTTCTATGAAAGTAGACAACGACGATATTTGGAATAACTATATCAAAACGGGCGAATTAAAAGGATTCTCTATTGACGGAATGGTAGAGCTTGAGGAAGTAACTTTAAAATCAAATATAGAAATGAGTAAGAATAACAAAAATATTCTAGCATTGCTAAAACAGATAGTATCTGGAGCAGAGCAAGAGGTAGAGGTAACTCTAGGAAGTGTAAAATCTGGCGAGCTAGATATTCAATTCGACGGCGAAAGTTTAGAAGTTGGAACGGCTGTATTTTTAATTGCAGACGAGGAAAAAGTATCTCTAGCCGACGGAACGTATAAAATCGACGAGGGCGGCGAAATCGTTGTAAAAGACGGACTAGTAGAGTCTATGTCTGAGGCTGAGGCTGAGGAGGAAGTAGCTCCAGAGGCTGAGGAAGTAGTAGACGCAGAGCTAGAAAAGGAAGTAATCGAGGAAGTAAACGCAGACGAGGAGTCTATGAAAGTAATAAAAGAGATTTTAGACGATATGTTTAAGGCTTACGCTGAAAGTATGGAGATTAAAATGTCTGAAATGCTTACAAAATTGTCAGACATCGAGGCAAAAAACGTAGAGTTAAAAGAGCAGGTTGTAACACTTTCGGCTCAGCCGTCTGTAGAGCCTGTAAGCTCACAACCAAAACAAGTAACTTTAACAAAGCAAGGGCGAATCCTTGAGGCTATTAAACTAGCAAACCAAAACAAGTAAATTAATTAATTTAAAATAGAATAAAAAATGGCAATTACATCAAATTACGCAGGAAGTGCAGCCGTAGACATAATGCTACAGGCTATCAAAGAGGAGGATACTCTTCGTCTTGGACTTATTAACGTTGTACCAGACGTAGGGTACAAACTAAACTTGAGAAACTTAGACGTTACTCTAGGAGTAGTAGATTACGCTTGTGGTACTACCGCAGCAACGGACGCAGTAGCTTACTCTGAGAAAGTACTAACACTTTCAAAGTTTAAAAATGAATTTACAATCTGTAAAGAAGATTTTCGCCCAACATGGAGCGGCGAGTCTATGGGTGCGTCGGCTTTCAACGATCAAACGCCTCAAGAAATTGCAGACGCTATCGTAGCAGATACAGCAGGAAAACTTGCTGAGTGGTTTGAAAACCAAATCTGGAACGGACCAGGAACAGCAGGAACTATGGACGGATTAATCACGCAGTTTGCAGCAGACGGAGACGTTATAAAAGCAAACAACGGGATTACAGCAATCGGAGCGGCTATCTCTACGACTAACGTACTAGCAGCATTCGACGCAGCTACGGCAGCACTACCTTACGCATTAAGACGTAAGTCAGTAAACTTTATCGTATCTCCAGACGTTGCAGATGCTTACACAAAGTTACTTATCCAAAACGGAGCAGCTAACGGATTAGGAGGCGACGCTAACACAGGATTAGTTTACGGACGTTACAACGTGCAAGTTGTAAACGGATTACCAGATAATACAATCGTTTTATTCGAGAAGTCTAACATTACAATGGGTACAGGATTAGCCTCAGACGCTACCTCTATTAGAGTGAAAGACCTTGACGAGGTAGATTTGAGCGGAAACGTTTTATACAAGTCTGTATTCGGTGGCGCTGTAGGATATTCTTACGGAGCAGAGATAGTTTGGTTACTTACTACAACAGCCTAAATACTAGGGGGGTGTAAAAACCCCCTTT